TACTATGGTGATAAGTCAAATGGTCAATTAGGCCAAATGAAGGAAGGCCCATTTGATTTGTGCGTGAAAAGGCTTGACAAGAACTCACACATAGATTATAATATTGAGTATGAAAAAGCTAACCCAAACAACAGAAGAACTTTACAAGATGTATCAGGGGGGAATGTCAACCTTCTCGATATCGGAAAAAGTGGGAGTAACCCCAGGGGCAATTCAAAGTCGATTCAGGATTGCGGGGTTAAAGATGAGAAATTTATCGAAGGCCCACGAACTTGCTTATCAGAAGAAAAGGCATCCAAGGACAGGGGCAAAAGGAAAGAATCATTGGGCATGGAAGGGGGGAAGGGAACAAAGAGGCTACAGAAAAACCAAAAAAGAAAAATGCGAACTTTGTCAGGCCCGCTTGAACCTCTGTATACATCACAAGGATTTCGACCATTACAACAACCAACCGGAGAATCTTCAAATTCTCTGTCTATCCTGTCACATGAGTCTTCACAGGAAGGCTTATTGGGATGCGAAAAAAAACGGACAGACTCCACCAAAATCAAACGCTCCAATGGGTTGGAACAGATAAGTTTGATTTGTAGTAGTCCACCGTATGAATCGGATTCGGGTCATCCTTCTATTGGAAGCGTGAATAAGGATAAATGGGGAACAGATGGAAAAGATATTGTTAAGCGAAGAAATCTTGATCCTAAATATGGGAATGCTGGACAGCTCGGTTCCGGCGGTACCTTTTGGGAAGCGTCCCGTGAAATAGTCCAACAATGCTTCGACCTGTTAAAAGACGGTGGTCATGCGATATGGGTAACTAAGGACTACGTGAAAGCCAAGCAACGAGTACCATTTACCGAAAGATGGCTGGCATTGTGCGAATCGGTAGGCTTCAGGCTTGTGTGCAGGCACCATGCGATGCTCACGATCACAAAAACAACAAAGAACGTGACAAAGATTGTTGAAAGGAAATCGTTCTTTCGCAGGTTAGCAGAAATCAAAATCAGAGCACAAAACTACTGGGTAACGCTTCCGAGAGTATTTCAAGCTAACTATCTTCATGAAGCCAAGAAATCCGCATGGCAATATTACTATAAATTACTTGCAGATGACGATCCTGATCATCCTGCAATATTCCCAACAAAATCAAAGGTAACATCAAATGCACAGATTCGAGCTCTTTCTGATTACAGTGGGGATGTAAGAGACTGGGATGATGAAAGAATTATTTATTGGGAAGATGTGATTTGTCTCATAAAATAAATAGAATCATGACAAAGAAAAAAGTCTTTACAGAACAAGATGTTAACGATTTAAATTTACCTACGTCAAGAGAGTTATCAAAGTTTGACATCAATATCGAGTGGGTAGTGGATGGCGTTATACCTAAACATGCTAATACCATGATTTATTCGGAGGGGGGAGTGGGAAAGAGCCTCTTAATGCTACAAATTGCCACGGCAGTTGCCAATGGCGATGAAATATTCGGGCTGGAAGTGGAAAAAATGCCAGTAACCTATATCGACTTCGAGAATCCCCTATCAATAGTGGTAGATAGGGTAAGAAAGATAGGCGGATCTTCCAATCTTAAGGTGTGGCATCTTGACAACATCCCTCCCCCCTACCGACTGGACACTGACAAGTGGGAGATTTATCGTGCATTTGAGCCAGGACTGTTCATTGTGGATAGTCTAAGGTCATCCCATAGGCTCGATGAAAACTCGTCTCAGGACGTATCCTTGTTGATGGAGAGGCTAAAATTCATACGAGGGGGGGATTCAACTATCGTACTTATTCACAATGAGGGCAAATCAGGAGATTTCAGGGGTAGTTCGAGCTTGGTGGATTTATGTGACCAAGTACTCATGTACGGGTGTGTAGAGGAAGTAGGAAGCAATATAGAGATTTCCACGACTCATACTCAGAGCACCATTAGACGATTAACCGTTGGAGCCAAGCATAGGTTTGACACACCTATAAATAAGAATCCACTTTTCCTGACTCTTAACCTCGACGGGAAACTTGAGTTAGCCGAACCAGACGAAAAACTTACTCAGACTGTTGAATACCTGAAAGAGGGGCTTTCTCAGACAAATATTGCCAACATCTTTGGAGTCTCCCAGCAGGCAGTATCGAAATGGGTAGCCAAGCTACGCAAATCAGGGATGCTGGGGGATGGTGCTAATGAAGAATAGAGCCAATATACCCCAAGACGGAAAACGGATAGCTATCAATGGAGATTGGGAATTGTACTACCGATATAAAACAGAAAATGGGTGGGTTAGCCTAAAGTTGCTTCACAAAAATAGCAAGAGCAAAGGAAATTATTGGTTTGGCTTCAATGGGAATAGATTATCGAGAACGAAGGATAGATACTTGCTTGTAACCAAATACCCAGAGATTGAAATGTGGGTTGTAAAAAAATTATTAGAATCGAACCTCACTTTATGATTTTTGGCAAATCATTTCTTTCTTTGGTTACTGCGTTCAACAACCACCCCCTACCCCCTGAATAGAGGGGTGGTTGTAGTAGTAACCAAGAAATGATGCCCGAAGAAGCACCATTGGTAAGTCGGTTGTATTGAGGTTGTATTACAACCAGATTTTAAAAGTAAATGTAAGTTGTAAATAGGTTGTAAAGCGGTTGTGATTCTGTACGAGGGATTAAGTGGAGCAGGAGTTTAAATATGGGATTGTGGGATCATACTACAAGGGTTTCATGGAGTGACAATGCTGTGGCCAAATATGGCAACTGCAAATATGGAGGGGCCAGCCAGAAAGGAGGAAATAGCGTCAAGAAAGTGATAAATGCAGAAGCGTAGGAATGGATTTTAACCAATTTACCAAATTCAAAGGAGGAAAGGTTATGGCAAAGGAAGAGTATGCAAGTTTTGGTAGTGAGGACGATTTCTCAGAAGGTGGGGGATTGATCCAGGGAAGGCTTAAGTGGAACAATCCCAGATTCGAGATTTATGATTATAATGGCAAAGGACCAGAGACACCCTCGTTTGCTGCGGACATGGAACCGGAGGATGGGGATACAGTGACGCAGTACTGGTCATGCGGATCTCGTGATGAGTGGGCTCCGTCAAAGGACGGTAAGCGCCTGGTCAAAGTCGGGAAAATGGCAAAACTCAGCAAGTCCTGTAAATATTACCGACTGCTGACATCTTTGTGGGAGGCCAAGTTCCCCAAAGAGAAAGTAGTAGATGACGTCTCCGTGTTGGATGGCATGGTGTGCGACATGGTGAGAGTGCCAGATGCTGAGAGGAAGGGGCTGGAGCCCAAGAAGGACAAGAAGTATGCACCAGATGTATTGGTCGTGGATGCCATCGTAACATTGCCTTGGGAGAAGGCAACAGGAAAGGGAAAGGCGGAGCCTGCTGGTGACGACTTGTCAGCAGATGCCACCTCCATCATTTTGGAGATATTGCCTGACCACAAGGATGGAATAGCCAAGATGAAGCTCGCTGGTGAAGTGTTCAATCGACTTAAGAAGTCTCTTGGTGCGGGTAAGGAGTCAATGTCCAAGATCAATGCCATTGTGCAGTTGATTACGGCAAAGGATGAAGAATTGCTGAAGTCGGGGCCGTGGACGTACGAAAAGGGAACAGTGAGTCAGTAATAGGCGTACCGCAACGACTGGACGTTTGGCGGGAATGGATTCCAAAACAGAACAACCAGTGACAGGCAGGAGAGACTGCCAGCATTATCTTTGTTTACAGAAAGGAGGAGTAATGATTACAATCAAAGGATTCACCAAAGGTAAGAAAAACTACATTGATACAATTTCACAACATTTGAAATATAGTGCACTTTCGGATTGCAAAGTTTTCCAATTTGCAAAAATTGATCCAGAAAACATTAACAAAAAATGGAATGACGAGAAATTAATTTTAAAGGAATTTGGAGGAAATAATGAGTTTCATCCAAGTAATCTATTCCCATTTGATATTACGAATCCTGTTCAAATGCACTTGATCGAAACATTAGCTTCAACGCTTGATGCAATCGCAATTTTAGCGCTTAAATCCACTGAAATAAAAACAATTCCCATTTCTCGTTATCAGTACCAGAACCTGAATCTACTTACGAACAAAAAATCGCACAGCGCAATGTTGTTAAATAGCCAAGAAATCCCATATAATTTTGAAGTAACAAGAGTAAACTCAACACATTGCCAAATAATTACTGATTATTTGGGAAAAGCATCAGTACCCTATTATAACAACACAAGTTATATAGGTATCGGAAACTCTAAACTTCTCGAAAGCATTGAAAGGGACACGGAGTTCCGTATACCTGTAGAATATCTTACAGAAGGCGATATTCTTTTTTCTGGTGAAAGGGGCAAAATAGGCAGAGTAAGATGGATTGATGCTGGAAAGACTGTTCACTTATCTGATCACATGTATGGCGAAGGTGTTGTTTTTGGTGATGCTGCATTAATCGCACAAGAGACTGTGCCAGTTTCCTTAAGAATAATTGATAATAAATTCGGTGGGTGGTTTGGGGTTGTTGAATGCGGTTTGGCTTCAAACACAACTGTAGTGCATATTCAGTGACAGGCGGGAGAGGTCGTCACACAACATGCAAGGAGGAGCAATGACTATTACACAAAAAAGAAATGATAAAATACTTATCCCTGGATTTGATGATGCACCTACGGAAATGGATAGGGGAATATTTATATCCGCATCGGGGGAATGGGGAACGGGGAAGACTGAATTTATGTGTACTGCTCCTGGGCCGATAGCTTTCTTGGATATGGATACCGGAACAAAAGGAGTGATTGAGAAGTGGGCGAAAAAGAAAATAATTAAACACATCCAGTTCGATTATCGAGATTCCACCAGTGCAAAAGAATGGGAAGAGATGTGGGAAAAATGCAAGAAAGCCTTTCTTGATGCACTTGCACATCCCCAAATACGATCTGTTTGTTGGGATACGGGAGATGAGGGATATGAATTAATAAAAATGGGAAGGTGGGGCAAACTGAATAAAATCGTTATGGACGGAAAAGTAGCTATGGCTTATCCCTATGGGCCTCTCAATACCGAGTTCAGAGATATGTTCAGAAAAGCCTTGCATTCTCACAAAGTGGTCATCGTCTCACACAAAATGCAGGATGAGTATATTGATAAGAAGTCAACAGGAAAGAGGATAAGGACTGGATACAAAGAGATGGAATTCGTAGTACAGGTTGATATTTCAACATGGAAAAGGGTCGAGAGAAATGATAATGGAAAAATGACGGGGAGCGTTTTTGGTATAACTGTAAATAAGTGCCGCCCAAACAGGGAAATTGAGGGCACCGAGTTAGAGGAACCTTTGTCTACGTTTCCTATATTGGCTTCGTACATTTTTCCTGACACAAATCCAGAAGACTGGGAATAGGCAGTATTGTAGGAGGACAATCATGAAATGTGACTTTTGCGATGAGGAAGCAGTTACGGGAGTAGGGTACAAGTACTGTATGGATCATCTCGGTATATTTGAGTCAACCTTTTTTGAACAGGCGGTTCGTGAATATTTCAAGTCTGCCGAAGAAATGGAGACGTTCTTCATTCAGGCATTCGGGAGTAGGAAGCCTAAGATATCCGACTTACAAAAGTGGCATGATAAAATACCGAGGAAGGAGAATCCACCAGAGGAGCAGGAATCGTGGGGGATATATGTGGAAGAACAAGACAAGTACATACGTCGCATTTTGGATGCCTATCTCAAATCGAAGGAAGTGACACATGATTAATCTAACTCCCGAACAATTAGATGAACTTAAACGTGACCCAGAGAAGGCTAAAATGGTGGGTGATGCCTTTGAGATGAGGTATTGGCTTGAGATTAGGAACTATATGCAGAATAACGATGTGGAGTCGAGAATAAATTTCATTACGCACCTATCCAGATTCTTTGTGTTGGAGGTAAGTTCCCACTTCAGCTTTGATACGAAACAAATAGCGGAATACTTAAATTATATTTTCAACAAGGCAATCAAGAATGTAGGCATGATTGAAGCAGAAAAGCGAGGAGAGTAAAATCATTTACATAGATGACAATAGTTTCAAAAGGAGGATACCATGACGAAGAAAGACTTGTTAAAGCGAATAGAAGCACTTGATGAGCGTACCAAATTGACAATACCGTGCGATTATTCCTATTTAGGACATTGTGTTGCATTGAATGAAGCTGTGCGTGCTTTATTAGATTATCTGAATTTGGAGTTTGAAATTGCAGAAAGCTACAAACGAATAAATGTAGTACAAAGGGGATGAATGATATACATTGATAGTCGTATTGGTTCAAGTGAGCTTGCGGACTTGATTGATGATAGTCTATTGGTGCGTCTCGACTATGGCGATATTGCTTTCGAGGGGAATGGGCCAGACGGGAAGGTACAGATTGGCATTGAGAGGAAGAAGTGGGGAGACTTGATTGGCTCATTTCGTAGCGGCAGGCTTGTGGGACGTATCGGAAAATATAAAGGAAATGTTAACGATGATTCATTAGACAACTTCAGTAATAAATCGCAGATAATCGGAATGTTGGATTGCTACCATAAAGTATATCTGTTTTGCGAAGGAATCATAAGAGAGAATTCAAAGACTGGACAGATAAATGAGTGGAGGCACGGGAAATGGAAAAAGGTGGACTATTCCACATCGGAATCGGCAAGGAATAGATTTAGTTATGCCTCCGTATGGAAGCATCTCATCACTCTTGAAAGCAAATTCAATATTGCATTGCGCTCGTCGTGGAATCCAGAAGAGACTGCCAGAATGGTAGAGGTGCTGTATGAGTGGTGGAGCAAGCCGTGGGAGACACACAAGAGCCATCTACAACATTATAGTAACATTCAAACTGCATTATTGCGACCCGATAAACCATCGTGGCCTGTACAATTCGCTGCAAACTTGCCCGGATTCGGGTGGGATAGGGCAATAAAAGCAGAAAAGCATTTTAAGAGTGTACCTGCCATGATTAGTGCAAGTGAGAAAGAGTGGAGGGAAGTGAAGGGATTTGGGAAGGTGCTGGCTAAATTGGCATGGGAAGCATTGCACAATTATCCATTGCAATAAGGATGGACATCTGATTCGTAGCATATAACGTTTCAACTCACTTGGCCAACAAGGAGGAATCGTGAAATCTAAAAGAGCTATTCCAGTTCAAGTGCAGCCGGTGGTTAGCTTGCCTTATGATATTTTCATGTCATTGCTCGTTGCTGTAATGTTGAGCAACGACGAACATTGTCGAAAAGCCTGGCGAACTTCAATACCATTTCTGCCTGAAGAAATTAAGGATCATTTACGTAAAAAAAACATTGAACTCAAAAACATGATAGATTCTATTTCTAAAAGCTAACGCTTCGGCTCACTTGGCCGGTAAGTGAGGATGATATGAAGAAGAGAGTTGTTAAGACTCAAGTCCAGCCGGTTGTTAAACGGTTTCGTCATGCAATTGAATGGGCACTGGGCGCATACGAAGATTTTAAAATACGTAAAGAAGGTGACGGGCCATTTTGGTGGAGAAAAGAGTTGCAGAAGCGTGCTGGATTAAAATGGGAAGGAGAAAAATTTATCGGTGTCTAACGTAGAAGTAAGCCGCCGTCTACCGTGATTAAATCAACACAGCTAATCATGGTCGGACTTCAGTGAATGGTTAGATTCCCGCTTTTAGGGAGGGATCAAATGAGTTATTTAGATGAAATATTGAAGAAGCAAACTACAATGGGGTGTTTCCAGAAAGAAGACATTTGCTGTTATTGCGGGAAGAGTGGGACAGATAAAATAGCACTACCAAATATTTTTGACCATCCAGAGAAAATTAATGATTCGGCGTTGTGTCACGACGAATGCGAAGGAGATTGCTTTTAGTGGGAATATAACGCTGAACTAAGCGACGCTCTTTTCAGCATCCGCCTTGAGTGAATTGTTATATTTCTGCCAAGGAGGTACACAATGGGAAGAAGGCTTAAAAAAGTCAAATTAAATGGAATCCCTATTAGGCAAATTTGCGCCGATTACAAAAGGGAATTTACAGAGTATAAGTGGAGTCCATTTTGGTACCCAGAATGTGATGCAAAAAGGATTGATCGCATAACAAAATATTTAGATGCCATTGCTCAAAAAATGGGATTGGCAGAAATCTAACTACTGAACTAAGCCGCCCCATTGGCCTCAATTAACTCAAACAAGGGAGACTTATCATGACAGACTTCACTGAAGGTGGCCACCGCAAATGCCAGTATTGTGGTAGTAGATATTTTGAGCCAGAAGGTAAGTGCTGTGATTGCTGGCAATGCTCAAATTGTGGAGAGTGGTTCTCAGACTTCGACATGCTTGGCAACAGAGATAAGTGGCTGTGCGTGTATTGTGAGGATGAAAGGTATCAGACAGAGGAAGGCAAAGAAAAAGAATATTGGTGGGAAGTAACTGATATTGATGAATACCTTGATAAGTTGTGTGACTGTTGAATAGCAAAAAAGGAGGAGTTGAAATGGATATCACTTTAAATGAAAATTGTATTTCCACAAGAAGGATAATTTTATACAAGAAAGCAACGGGGAAATCCGGTCGGACATGGGTGTATCCACTGATCGCAAATGCAGGAGATGACATCCACGTATCGGCAGATCCTGTTGAAAATAAGCCAGGATATATCGGGTTTCGTGGGTATGGAGGAAGCACATTGAAATTTAATATTGATGACGGCAGTGTGTTAGAACTAAAAGGCCCTTGGCATTCCAATGCTGATGCCTTGTATGACGATACCGGCGTTGATTTGAGAGACGCCCACCTTACGTTTGTGGTAATTGCAAAAGACAGAAAATGGAATGAAAACTCAATGTGCGTTTTCCTTGATGTGCTTTATAAAGACGATGTACCACAAATAGGAAGTTTTGACCGGGGTACTTTATTGGCAATGAAAATGAGCAAAGAACTGGGGATTCCATTAGCGCTTTTCACCGAAAGTACAGGCGGAAGCAGTAATGGATTTGTTTACCCTGATCAAATTGATGTTCACGGTAAAAGGAGAAACAATGATTACTGAAAGTAATTTCTTTGACTATCGTGGCGACAAGGGAGTGGCGATTAGTGTAACTGTTCCTAGATGGTATAAGGGACGACGATACCACTTATTGGCTCCGACATCCTCTTTGTTGTTTTTGTGGAAGAATGGTCATTTAGAAGAAGATGACTATTTGCACCTTTACCATGCCGATGTACTGTCTCGTCTCGACAAGGAGAAAGTAAGAAAGGATTTGGGTGAGGGTGCAGTATTGTTGTGTTGGGAAAGGACAGGATTTTGCCATAGACACATTGTTGTCGATTGGCTAAATGGGAAGGGGTTGTTGGATGAAGTATGACTATGTAGAAGGCCACGGGCCAAGTCAATGTAAATTTATGGTAGTGGCCGAAGCTCCTGCACAGACAGAGTGCGAGACAGGAATACCTTTAACTGGACGCACAGGAGTAGAGTTTGATAATCTCCTCAATCGCTACATTGGCATACCCAGAGGTGAGATATACGTCACCAATCTCTTCCACTATCCGTTGAATGATAAGAAAGAGTTCACACAGGCGGAGTTGGAATGGCAAGGGGCAGTATTGCGTGAGGAGATTGAAAAGGTAAATCCTGATGTCATCTTGTCGCTTGGGGCAATCTCTACCCATTGGTTTCTTGGCCACGAGCATGACATGGAGACACTCAACGGTATGCCTCATAAATGGGAAGGAAGAATAGTAGTACCATCTATCCACCCTGCCGCTATCTTTAGGGATTCGGCATTGTTATCGTGGGTGATTGAAGCGTTCCAAAATACCAAGAAAGTAATTGGCAACCCTGCTGCAATGAATATACTACAATCAATGGACAAATTAGCTGAGATTGAATTTCCACCATTTAGCATTCCTGAAATGGTTGCAATCGATACCGAGGCACTTAACTCGGGTACCCCTTATCTCGTTACCTTATCTCTTCGTGGAAGCAGAGTGGGGTACTGTTATGCTGAAGACAAGCGATGGGTAAAGCATATAGCGGGAAGAGTAGATGATGAAAATGTTGTAGTCCTTCTCCATAATGCCCTCTATGACCTTCCCCAACTATGGAAATTGGGCATTTATCCCCGCCACTGGTTCGACACTATGCACATTGCCTTCCTACTCCAGACCCTTCCGCTTGGCCTCAAGGGACTCGCATACCGCCTATGTCGGATGAAAATGAGAGAGTATGATGACGTGGTGTGGGGAGACATAGTACAAAACTTTGGTGTGGATATTAAACAGGCTAAGAAAATGTTTCCGAATCGTGATCTGAGTGATGTGAGTGAGGAGGAGAGACTAATCTACGCATGTGCAGATGCCGACGCAACTATTCGTGTCTATAATATGATGTTGCCATTATGGTACCCCAATATGTGGGAATTATTACAGCGTGACATGGATATTATGCCAATGATCATCGCTATGATGGAAAGGGGGATGAAGGTAGATGTCAAATATCTGGAAGAGTTGGGTACTGAGTTTGAGGTTGAGAATATTACGTTGCTCGCTGAAATACATAAAATGGCGATTGGGGCTGGGTGGACACCAAGTGAGAAAAGCAAGAAGAAAGACTTCAATCCCAAATCGTCACAGCAAGTATCTAAACTAATTTATGAGTGCCTAAAAATAGGTAAGGGCTATAGAATTGATAAGACAAAGGATGGTAATAAGTCTACAGGGGCCAAGACGCTCAAGAAAATAGAAGGAGAGCATTCTGTTGTGGCAATGATTGAGGAGTATAGGCAACGTAAGGATTTAAAGGATAAGTATATTGATGTGCTTCCTGAATTTGCACAGGCAGATGGAAGAGTTCACGCTAAAATATCAATGGTGCGAGTGGCACAGTCAGGGAGACTTGCAGCCAGTAAGCCTAACCTTCTTGCACAACCAGTCCGATCAAGTGACGGTAGACGCATCAGGGATGGGTTTGTAGCGGAGGATGGGTACTCAATAGTGTCCCTTGACTATAATCAAATTGAAATGAGAATTTTGGCACATGAGAGCCAAGACCCAGTACTACTTAATGTCTATCGCAATAATGGTGATGTCCATACCGACACAGCTATGCGGATATTTGGCATCACCGATCCGTCACAAGTTGACGAGATCAAGCAACGCTACCCATCAAAACGAACAGGATTTCTGGTTATCTACAGGGGTACAGGAAGAGGACTCAGTATCCAGTTACAAGGAGAAGGACTCCTTGAATGGGACGAAAAAAAGTGCAACTGGATAATCAGTTCTTGGCTCAATGAGCATCTGGGAGTGCCTGCCTACTGGGATACAATAGACAGAGAAACTAAGTTGTCCGGTCAGATTTGTGATATGTGGGGACGCATGAAGTTGATACCAGAAGTTAGGTCAGTGTATAAGCCGATACGAGAGGCAGGACTAAGGAAAGCTGGTAATGTACCCATGCAGGCAGGGGCGCAAGGTATCATCAAGGAAGCAATGAGTCGGATATGGGACGGGGGAATGCGTGAATGGACACAAGAAGGACTCGTATATCCGCTTATCCAAGTGCATGACGATTTAACCAGCGAAGTGAGAGATGACTTCATTCAGGAGTACGTGAGTATTACTAAGCCTATTATGGAGAGTGTCGTGGAATTGTCGATACCAATCGTGGTCGAGCCAAAGGTGGGTAAGAGATGGGGAAGTCAAGTAAAGTACAACGGAGTAACTAAATGAACAGTTCACTGAAATCAGCAATTATGCTAACCTTGGCCACACTTTTACTTGGTGTGATCGGGGCTTGGTGGGTGTATATGTTATTTATCACAAAATAAAAGGAGAAGACAATGCCACGAACCATGACACGAAAGGAGAATAAAGACTTCGGTAAGGCAATCATTATTGCTGATCAATTGGATGAGGCGATTGCGCGGATAGCGAGGAATCTGAAACCAGAAGACATATTTACTACTGTTGAGTTGAACGAATGGGCTGAAGACAACGGATGGGGTAAAATTTAGGCTGTGGTAACTGGTAGTTTCTTACGGTAGGATGACTTCTTCTTTCTTCTTACCATTTTCCATATGAACTTCGGCCATCTCATTGCTATCGCACGTGTAGCAACTACACTTCCCACAATATAGGAAAGGGAAAACGGTAGGTAGAAGAGATCCACCACAAGTATGGCAAGTGCCAGAAGCCCCAGAGATTCGTCCAAGCCATCGAGTATCATGGAGATGTTGCCTCGTTTGCTGAGGGTGGTGAATGTCCCCAGCCTCACAAGGTAGGTCTCCATGAACTTGGCAGAGAAAATTATTAGCATCCACAGGAATGTCACTTGTCACCTATCACTCACCTCTCATTCTTTCTATAGTAGCAAAATACTCACGTAGGCAGTTTCCGCAATGTCGGCAGGCAGTAGTGCCTCTTTCACCTTCCATTTTGCCACACGAATGAACCCATTGGTTATATGTATAGCGGGACATCACTCTCTCCCACGCATCAGTTGTTATTGCCCAATACGAATTAAGTGTCCTTTTCCTAAACGCATAGTCTTTTTTGTGTGACTTTGGGACAGTCTCATTAAAATATGCCATGAAAGTTAAGATCACAGGAATGTCCAATCCAGTATAATTATTTATTGCAGAGTTGGCTAACTCCAAATTCCACGTATTTGTTCGGAATCTAACGAACATTAAATTGTCAGGCAATTCTTCTTGACACAATCTATAGAAATCTGTATTAGTCATCTTTCCTGGATTGAGAGTTAGTACCACAGGAGCATCAAACTTATCTAAATTCTTGGGAATTGTTGTGTTGTAAAACTTCATTTTATAAAACTGTGTGGCTTCTATAACCAAATCTTGATTTACATTACTGTCATTTCCGTCATTTACTCGAACAAGTCTTCCTTCCGCCTGTTCATCCGAAGGCATATTGGGAAGGTTACGGTCAAGTGGCTCTAAATAAGACCTTCCACTTTGAAAGAAACAATCATCGCACCTATTTGGACAGATACCCGTTTGTGGTATAGAACAAATTATGCCAGAACCTTTAGTTTTAGGATTTTCCCTATACATATTACCCCTCCGCAATGTCAACATGGTCAGATATGGACTTGATTGGGCACTTAAGTGACACATTAATGCCTTGAAGACAATCAAGGGTGCCCACAAGTACCTCATATAGTTCTTCTTGTGAATAGGTTTCTGTCATGATTATTCAAAATACCTAATTAATTTGCCAAGTCTTCTTGCATGCTCTATTTCATTTGAAGTGGATTCTCCAATATACCCACCAATATTTAACACAATTATTTCATCAGACATTTCAATTTTCTTGAAATGAAGTTGATCGAGGAATCCCCCTGTAATTTTATCTGTTGTTCTCTTGCCTGAATGACTTAATACGATATTCCCACTCATTGTCTCATTGAAGTAAGCTATTCTTTCTTCTGCTAAAAACTTAGTAGATCCACACAGACATACAATTCTCATTTGCTGATTCCTTTCTGTCATGGCTTCACAAATAACAGCTCTTGTACTGGCACTACGCCCCAAATGGCTTTCAGTAAACGAATGTCCAATTCAAGATCTGCTATGTCGTTCTTGTGTCGCTGACCCTCATTCCACAGAAAATTGCAAAGAGCCTGGGCCTCGTTCTCATTCTGACAACGTTTGATTGCTATGCCTCTTCCATCAACAGATCCTAATGTCATGTGGTGCTCCTTTCATTCATGATATTTACCGTCTCCTGACGATCTTTGATCAATCTCGATTTTCTCAAGTGGCTCAAACGCATCGGTTGACAGTTTCCAACACGTGATGCGAAGGGCAAAGTAAGCTGGGTCAATGTTGTAGGTATTCACATAGGCATCAAACGCTTCAATCGCCTTATCCAGTGCTTCAAATATAATCTGCCTATCTGACTTTTCTTCTACTTTTTTATTAGCCTTCCCCATGGCGTATCCTCGCTAAAAAGTATTGGCTTATTGCCATCAAAAATTACCAAAAATCCAGCAACCCACTCATTATGGCTTGTATCCCAAATATTCTTATAGGGAACCTTCTGCTTATCTACCAAGCAACCAGGAGCTATTAAATGGTGAATGCCATCAGGTGCATATTCATGTCCCCACCAGTGACCGTGACCAAATATCAGACTCTTGTGGTGTTTGGCAAATAGCCTAACGGAAGGCAGTCCCCCAATCTTCACTACACTTTTGGGATGACTTACCCTCCACTCTTTGCCTATATCGCAATATCTGTAGTAGGATATTTTTATTCTATTCTTGGCATTGAGTAATTGCCAGATGTCATCGAATGCTGTCGCCTTTCCTTGGTCATACAACAATTTCCACATACGAACATCATGGCTACCTAGGAAGAATCGCACATCGCTAAAATTCGACACAAGCGCATCAACCAATGCGTTGCTATACTCCACTTCTTTGCTGAACTCAACCAAGTCTTCCTT